TGAAAAACTCGTGTAATAAGGAATCGTGTTGGTTAAAACAAAATTTTGTCAATGGAACAATCCAACAAAAAATATTAAATGATACTTTTGCCCCAGAATCGCCCAAAGAATGGAAAAAAAATCCAAATGAGTGGTTATCAAATATTGATATTCATAAAGTAATGAAGCAGTACGAAAAGGCATATAAGTGTTTTGATTTTATTGGCCCATCCCCGATTGACTTTGATACTAAAAAAATTTATGGTAATTGCGTTTGGGATGAATTATGTCATTTCAATTTAAAAAAAGAAATTGATAACGGTAAATTTAAAATAGGTGTCGTATTTAATACTGACCCACACGATAAATCTGGAGAACATTGGATAAGTTTATTTATAAACATAAAAAAGGCGCAAATATTCTTTTTTGATAGCGCCGGCGATAAAACGCCCAAAGAAATTAAAATATTGGCTGACCGAATAATCGAACAAGGAAAACAATTATCAACACCAATACATTTTAAATTTGACGAAAATTATCCAATGGACCACCAAAAAGGAAATACCGAATGTGGAGTTTATTCTCTCTTTTTTATTATTTATATGTTAGAAGATAAAGTAAGCACAAACTATTTAAAAACCCATATTATACCAGACAAAGCCATTGAAAAATATAGAAAGGTTTTTTTTAATCAGGATTTATAATATATAATATTTTTATAAAACATATAAACACTTAAGCATATGTTTTATATATGGACGAATTTTTAAAAGAAGCAAATGTTGGTTTACTTTGGGAGGTTATTATTGATGAAAATGTTTTATCGGATAAATCCCCGGATTTTGTTAAAAAAGTTCAATATATATTTTTTAACAATATGGTTCCGTTTTATGAAGAAGAGTTAAAAAGAACACCACCCCATTTACAAAATTTATTTAACTTTAATAAAAATTATATATTAAGTACTTTACAGACTATTCGCGTACTTTCACAACCTGTAACAGCCGAAGCAATAAAAGAAGAAAATAAAAATAGGTTTGAAATGGAAGTACAAAAAAAGCGTGCGGATTTTGATTCAGCCTTTTCAAAACCTATACCAAACACGCCGACATTTAATGAAAAGATTGAAGAAGCAAAACCGGCCGCAACCGAATTGGAAAAACTTATTCAACAAACAATGGCCGAGAGAAATTATGATATTGAACATCGTGAATATTCGCAAGAACAAGCAAAAAATTGGTTAAATTCAAAAGAAACGTCGGTTAAAAATGAAAAACTGATTTTAAATAAACAAGGTTTATCAAAAATGAAGCCTATAAAAATTCATGAAACTGAAAAACACGTCCAATGGGATAATGAACAATTAGAAGATACTTATTATTTTAACGACGGTAATACAATAACACACGAAATAACTGAATTAAAAAAAGAAATTAATGAATTAAAAAAAGGAATGAATGAAATTGAAAATAATATAAAACAGTTGGTTAATTCAATTAATAAAATGTAACAATGCGTAGTCTAAATTTTTACCAATATAGGTTGATGTATATGTTAGTGAATATGATAAAGTACCTTCGCAAAATCGATAAGAATAACAACGCTCACCGCAATTATCGCAAGTTTCGTGTTCTTCTTTTGTTGTAATATAATAACGGTGTTTACCATTATTGTTTTTAATTCGTGATAAAAATTCACCGTTGCTATTTTTAATACGTTTTTCATTTAAAAAGGCGGTTTGATATTTATTTGAAAACCCGGCACAAAATATTGAATTTGGTTCTTTTGAAAAATTAATTTGTTTACTATCTTGAATTATAAAACTAAATATTTCTTCTCCAATAAAAGGTGGTAACTTTTTAATACGGTCATTTAATTCAGTCATTTTTGTTTTAAGGGTTTAAAATAATATATATATTTTATTTCAATTTTGGTGAATTATAAACAAAATTTATTTTAAATTTCAACCTAAAATTATTACCATTTTAAGGTTGCGTAATTATATATGGCCTTTTTAATTCAATTTTTAAACTTTTTATTATTAAAAATACAGTTTTTATTGTATTATTTTTAAATAACTTTTATTACTATTTGAATAAAGTGGTTCAAATTGTGTATATCCTTGTTGTATAATAAATTCACATTCTTCATAATTAAGACAAGCCGCGCTAAACAATGTTAATATTTTATTATCATTTGTTTTATAATATTCAATATGGTCTCTTATATCTTTTTCAATCATTATTAATTCTGATTGGTTTTTTATTTTTTTTGTAATTTTATTACTCATAATTATTTTTTTTAATTGGTATAATTTAACCAGTTTATTTCTATTTACACCTATAATGGTTTCACTTTCTTTATCGTGCTCGTATAGTTTATTATAAGAACCCCAATAAGTATTTTTAAACAGATTTGGATACTTAGTAAAATCGCAACTTCTTTCACGAATGTATGTTGTCATTATTGTTGTTGTGTAATAAATATAACATTGTTTATCATTTCATTTTTTTATAAAATGAAATGCGCAAAGGTGCAAAGGTGCAAAAACAAATAAAAAATTGATTTTATTTTATATTATAATAAAATAATATAAAATAATTATATTTTAATAAATAAAATGCGTTTATTATGGTGCTTGCTCGCTTTTATAACAATGCCTATAAGTAATTCAACGATAATTCCACAATATTTTAACAAAAAACAACAAATGCTACGAAATTTTATTTTAAGAAAGATAGTAAATAATCGCCAGGAAAAGTCGGTTATATCCGTATTAAAAAAAACAACCAAAAATAAATATAAAGAATTATTACATTATTATTTTGATTTACACTATAAGTATCATACCGATATTGAAGAAAATGACAAATTTCTCATTGAAAAAATAGTTGATTTGTTATTTTAAAAATAATACTGGAATTTTATAAATTAAAAAAGCGTTTTAAATACGCGGTCGCCTTTATCATTTGTCTCCAATGTTCCTATTTGAACTGGTTGGACTCCTGCGGTTTTTAGTGCCTCTTCATAACTCAATAAATCGTAAATATATAAAACATCTTTACTTACACGGCGTGAAACATAATCTTTATCGCCAATACGAATAGGATAACCTTTCCATTCAATTTGTCTTTTATTTGTTCTTAATGTGCTATCATTTTGTTGGTCGGCAAAATCGGGAACATACGCAAATTTTTCTTTACTTGGGTCTCCAAAATTTACACATTGAACACCAGATGTTCCAGTAGAATATAAATAACAATCAAATGCGGATTCTTTTATTGCTTGGGTTAATTGGGCGTTTAATTTAGCCTTCATTTCTGATATTTCATATAAATACTCGTCACTTGTAACTGGGATACCCGAAAAACGACTTGTATCTTTTCTTTTAAGTTCAACAGATTCGTCGGATTTTAATTGTTCTGGCGTAAAAGTCATTAAATAAACGAATACTTCAACTGTTTGAAATTTTTCTGGAAGGTTTTTATGACTACAAATACGTCGTGCGCGACCAATTACCTGTTCCATACGTACTGGATGCCAATAAGGTTCCATTATGTGGACAAAACGCGTATTTCGTAAATTAATACCCTCTGACCCAGACGACGTAATAATAAATACTTTGATTATTTCGCCCATATTGTTATTATTTGATATACGACGTAATTTATTGGTAATATTGGTGGGAACATAGTTCCAATCGCCGTTATAAATATTACGAATAATTTCTTTTTCTTCTGCGGTTTCTGTTCCAGTGTAAAGGGCAAAAGTAGGTTTACCGAGGTCTTCTTCTTTAATTATAACGTCCCACGTTCCTGTTGGGGTTTTCTGTAATTTAAATTGTGCGAACCCGTTATGTTCTAAAACAAGACTGAAAATACCGACGCCTTCTAATGTACGAAATTGGCTATAAACCAAATGTAGCCCTTCATTATCTTTGTCTTTAATATTATCTAAAACGTGGAGATATTTTGGACTATATGTTTGTAATGATTCTGGTGACAAATATGTATCCGCGTTTTCTTTAATAAATTTTAAAAAAGATTGTTGTCTTTCTTCGTAATCTTTTCCACCGAGTTTATTTAAAATTTCGTCGCCTTCAATTTCACCTTCGGCTTCATTATCCACGTCATTTTCCTTTGTTTCAAGTTGATTTGCTTTTTTTAATAATTCGGCCATTGTGAAACGAACTTTTTTTATAGGATTATCTTCTCCTTCTTCTTCTTTTTCTTCTCCTTTTTCTTCTTCTTCTCCTTTG